GCAAAGTTTTAGCCCACTCGCTGATTGGTTTGCGTTCATAACCGTTGACAACAACAACGGTCCCATCAGCTTCCCGTTCAATTTGGTTGGGGTTCAGGAGCTGTGCCTTGAACACAATGCTGGGGTCATGAACAACATCAGCCAAAGCTGTGTTCGCTGGGGTGATCAACTCCAACTCACGCACTTGCGCTTCAAGGTCAGCAATGCGCTTGTCCTTTTCTTCCGCCGCCTCACGGAACTGCTGCTCCAAAGCCTGTCGCGCTTCAGTGTATTTGCCTTCTGATTCCAGCTTGCTTTGTTCAGCCTTGCGCTTGAAATCTTTCAGTGCCTCATAATCGTCAGGGACTTCACCAATCAGCTCATTCTTTTGCAGCTTGCCGATGAGGTCGTAGTTTTTCTTTTCTAATGCTTCAACACTTGCCCTGAGCTTGTCGATTTCAGCGTTTTGTGGCGCTTCGGGAGACGTAATCTCCAAGTTGCCGTCTTGTGACATGAATAACCCGTAAGGTTGTTTTTCAGCTCCACTTTACTTTGTCCGCCCAATATGCGGCAGAAGTTTTTCCCTTTGCGATATTTTTAGCGTGACGTGCTTTAAATGATGCACGCTTGGCCTTGTCAGAGGTTGTTTCCCCCTTGCGTGGTGGCTTTGTTTTTGCCCCCTGCGCCCCAAAACGAATGAGCCTGGGGCTGCCGCCATCATTGATAACAACAGCATGGCTTTTGCCGCTGGGGTGGTTTGGCGTGCGAATCGGTTTGTTAAAGCCAGCGAACGTATGCCCGCCCCTTTGAATACTCATTATTTTTTCTTGCTGCGCTTTTTCATCAGGTCAGCGTCAGCCTTCCTTGCCCCACCCTTGCCAGAAACAAAGCTGTTGACCCTGCCCATCGCCCAAGCAGCCATAGGAACATTTCTTGAGCCGCTGGACAGATAGGCACCCTGGCCCCTGCGGTAGACAGCCGCAAGCTGCCCGTAAGTAAAACGCGTGCCCTCAGCTTTTTTTCTGAGAGTTTTTTTTACGCTTTCGCTTAGTGGTTTTGCCTTTGGTGCCATCTTGTTTTGCCCTTGATGCAGATACAGCTTTGATGTCAATGAAGTCACCGCGCTTGTAGGCCGCAGCGGTGCGCTTGATTTCACGAGCTTTTGCGGCGCGGTTCTTTGCCCCCGTGAGGTACACCTTTGGCACCCCTGTGGCTTTGTCCTTTGGAACACGCCGCCGCTTCCGTGCCATTACTTTTTCTTGCCGCCCTTCTTCTTTTTCTTTTTCTTGGGTGGGCGGCCCACCTTAGAGCCGTATGTTCCAGGTCCCATTGGCATCAGTCGTCTCCCTTGGACCCTTCCTTTTTAGCAGCCTTGCCCCTTGGTGTGGGCTTTCTTGGCGGACAGGAAGGTGCCTCTTCTGTTTCTTGAACAGTAAATTGATACTTCTTAGGCAGCTTGCTCATGTGGTCAGATTTTTGAGTTGCTCCAAAGTTAGCTCCGATCCATCCTCCCTGACAAATCTACGAATAGCATCTGTATCTCCGTATTTTCTGCGCAACTTTTCATAGTACGGGACACGCGAAGCGCCAAGAGTTCTGATTTTTACGGCTTCAGGTTGACCCGCAAGCCATTGGCCGTAAGTCATGTTTTCGGGCACTAAACCCGTCGCACTTGCTCGCTGATCTTCCTCCGGTTCCGGTATGCCCAACCTTTTGTAATCAATGACGGGAACAGTGGTGGACCTGCAATTGAAATGTTGCGGGGGCAACGGCCCTTTCCCATATGTATGCACAGTGCCGTCTAACGCTCGGCATATCGCGGATGTGCGGCTATCAAGCGTTGCCACGTACTTGTACTTTTCAGTGATGTCTTGGTTTGCTTCAAAGGTTTTCTGGCTTGCTGCGTTGGCCACCTGATTGATGCTTGTCCTTATCAACGTGCGGATTTGGTTGTCTGCTTGCCTTGTTGCGTCTCCGCCCGCCTGCAAAAGCTGGTTGATGCTGCCTTTCTGATCTTTACGCAAACGACCTTTCATGCGCTTAACGATTGAGTCGGTTGGCTCACCCTGCAGCATTCCGTTCCGCACTGCCTGCCCAAACAAAGCGGATTGGCGCTCGCCAATGTCAGAGAACGCCTTGCCCAAAACTTGTCCGTTAGGCAGTGTCAAAGTTACGCCATCAGCAATAGTCACACGTACAACCTTCTCAGCCCCTGTGACTGCCGCTTGCAGGTCATCGCTGAGGCTGATAATTCCTCTCTGCGTTGGGTCAGTAGTGACAACCGCCTCTGCAAACCCTGGCGAGATTTGCACATCGTTTATGCGACTACGCATGTCTTCAGGCAAAAGTCTCCGGAGCTGATCAGAAACAAACCCCGCCTCAACTTGTGCCAGCTCTTCTAATTCTGCAATTGACAAGGCTGTGCTGCTAGTTGCCCATGCCTGAAGGCTGACGCGTAGCTGCGTCAATATTGTCCGCAACCTCGCCGCTTTGTCAGGCGCTGCAAAATCATCAAGCCCGCGTAGCTGTTCAACAGCGTCTACGACCAGATCGTTGTACGCATTGATAACCCGCTTGCCCACGCTGTTGCTATATCGATTTAAGTCGATGATGTTTCTATACAGCTCTGAAGGTGTGCTCATAAATCATGCAGGCCAAGCCGCTCAGAGTTCGCAACACAAATAACTGACACGTCTGCCCCAATAGTCAGAGCGTTGCCAACAATGTCGCTGAACTCTTGGATAACTTCTGCGTCTCGTTTGTCGACACGGGTTTCCGTGACGCTATAAATGCCATCCTCGTCATACCAAGTAACACGCACAACGGCGTAAACCTGCTGCTTGAGTTGCTGCTTGACGTAATACAGGTACTGCTTGTCAGGTTCTTGCTTTTCTGATTTTCTGAGGTGGTCAATCCAGCTCATCAGTTGCCTCCGGGGCCTCTTCAGGCATTGTGTTTTCAGTTTGCACCTCGGGTTCAGGCTTGTCCATCTGAATCAAGCCACCAGCCTGAGTAGCCTCAACTTCCTCCTCAACATCAAACTCATCACCGAGCACTTCCCCGGCGGACAACTGGTTCAGAAGTGTTTCTTGTGTGATGGTGCCGGCGGTATAAAGCTGCAGAAGGGCCTGAATCTCCTGCGGTTCCAAACGTGTTGCCAAGAAGTCGCGGTTAATAAAACTGCTGCCAACTTGTGACTGCTGCATGAACTGCGCGTGGAAATTTAGGCAGTTGTCAATCAGATCTTGCATCTGCTGCGCAATCACCATCATGGTGCTGTCGCCTTGACTGCGATCAATCCGCTTAGCCTCTGCTGTTTCTGCGCTGAGCTTTTGCCCAAGCACTGCAGCAAGGCCCAGCTCATTGATTTGCTGAGCAATCTGCTCAAGCCGCTGAAACTGTGCGTTGTAGCTGTTGCCAGAAGGTTCTATGTATTCACTTCTAGCCTCAAGCGGCAAAGCTAAGGCTTCCCCTGGCCCTGCGCTGATCTCCTCTGCCGACTGCGGAAAACCGTAGATGGCGAGCATCGGAACTGCACTGATGTGCAGCTGATTATCTAAATCAGACTGCACTTGATATGCCTTTAAGTTCAGCTCCGCAATGTCAGCCAGTGGTGGTCGCGACTCAAGAACACCAACGCGGTTTGCGTAAGCAACAGCAAATGGAATCTCGCTCAAACTGGTGCGGCCCTCATCCACAAGAACAAAGTCGCCCTTCTTGTCTTTTTGATGAATTTCAAACGCGCCAGGCGTCAACACTCGCACCTGCTGCACTTGCTTTTCGCCGTACAGGCCATCCGGCACGGTGATTTCTTCCATCAGCCGCAACTGAGTCAACTGTTGCTTGCCGTCCTTGATTTCAGACCGCCACCCCAGAATTTCTCTTGGCGTGAAAGTTACATAATATGGCCTGCCATTTTCACCGGCTTTGGGTGCATCCACCAAAACGCCTACATGCCCATACCGGATGCACTTTCTGGCTGTTTCATAAGTCCATACATTCAAATCATTTCCCTGCAAGTCAACGTCGAACAACTGCTCAGTAACAACGTCGCTGACATCTTCTAAACGCACAGGCTTGCGGGTCAACATGCCTGCCAACATGCGCTCCAAACGAACGTAATATGGGGCGAGCGTTGAACGGAGAAGCCTGTTGTCATAGGCCTCATCAAGCTCCCGGACTTCTTGTGGCAAGTATTTCCTATGTCCTTTCCTGATGCCATAAGTGCCAGAAAGCAAAGCTTCTATCAGGAGCCAGTGCGGCTCCATATTTAAGTAGGCGGTGTTAGGGCTTTCAACGGTGGTGACGTTGCCAACACGTTGCCTACCCGAAAAACCTGAATACACGTCCAAAACCCACCCAATGACCTGATGTTAATCGACTGATCTGTAGACACAAGAAAGGGGAGCGGCCAACCATCCCCCCCTCCGGGACAGAAAAGCACGCTCCCATGAAGTCATCAATATAGCCTGACCCCTGTGCCTCTTCCTGCATTGCGGTGGAGCGGGTTGAACTCTCGCCAGATCAGATAACCAAGAGCATCATTCATGTGGTCATAGCCAGCATCTTTGTCAGGCTCACCACGCTCTGTGTAGGACTGCAACTCCAAGCATTCAATAGTCCGTTTGCAACCTGCTGCTACCTGCAGCCGAACCTCGCCCTTCCCATTTTCCAGCACAGCTTGAACAGAAGCCACCCGATCACGAACGGCAGGATTTGACTTGGACGATTGATTGCTGAAGCCATAGGACTCAAGAATTTGGATATCAGTGCGGCTGGCATTGGTTGACCGGGAACCACCTGATGCGTCTGGGTACACATAAATCCTGCGCTCAGGGTAACGTGCTTTTATTTCTTGCCCTAAAGCGTCAGTGTCGTGGGCTTTTGTGATTTCATCGATCACCCACAACTGAGAGCCAAGCCGCACAGCAATGACAGCGGACATCTGTCCTACGTTGAAGTCTACGCCTATGCGCAAAGGCTCATCTGTGACATCAGGTACAGCAGTAGAAACATGTTTGGCACGATCAAACCGGTCATAAACTTGGCCTGTCGTGAGGTTGCAAAACTGCCCCTCAAGGTATGCCTGCAGAAGACTTGGGTCGTAATTGGCTTGCAGGCGTTCAACAAAGTCCTTGGGAAGGTATGGATTGTCCGCTGAACGCATCCTGATCAGCTTTCTGTCTGGGCGTTGCTGAGCCTCTTCAGAGCCAAAGGTGGTCCACATCCAGCGAAAACCTTCCGGCGTTGATGCAGCGCCAAAC